TACTCCCTAACCAGCTTTTTTAGGTTTAAAATTATTAACTGTAGGCGCACTCAATTCGAAGATTTATTCATACGCCTACAGCACACAACAAGAATAGTTATTTTACTAACTACTTTTTTGTTAAACATTTATCTGGGGCCTGCCCATATAGGTAGATTAACTTAACCTATTAGAATTGATCGTCAAAGTCATCAGTACTCGCAGACTGTGAAGTCTTAGTAGCAGATGATTTGTCGCCAACCAATCTAATACTTCCTGTAAATCGAGGTATAACTACCTCAGTTACAATTCTATTTTGATCATTAGAATCTTTATATTGTCTAGTTTCTAATTCACCTTCAACATATAGTTGAGAACCGGATTTAGCATACTTCTCCATATTCTCAGCAAGTCTAGGATCAAATACTACAATCTTGTGCCAAGTTGTTTTCTCAGCCCAATTGCCTTCTTTATCTTTAAACTTTTTGTTTGTAGCTAAAGATAGATTGCAAAACTTATCACCTTTCTTAGTTTGTTTAACTTCTGGATCAGCTCCAAGTCTTCCAATTAATATTACTTTATTTATCATTTTTTAACTCCTTTGGGTTTATGATTTTTATATTACTAGCTAGTTTATTAGATGCTCTACCTTTTTGTAATTTTTCTTCTGGCATTTCATCTTCAGAATAAACAAAACCATGTAAGCCTAGTAACTTTAAAACACATCTGTCATAGGCACGTTTCTCTGCCATTGCATATGGATAAGAATTTTTAGTATTCTTAGGTGATGCTTCACCATAAGATATTACTTGATGCTTCTTATCTTCTTTTTCCATTTGTGCTGTACACTTAACAACTACAACTCCATTTGCAGAATCTTTTTCTATCTCATCATATTCATATAGAATACCATTTTCTGCACCTGCTTGTTCAATATATCTATGATACATTACCCAAGTACCATGACAATCCCACAATGCTTTGTATTGTCCTTGACTATCTTTTTGATCAAGATTTAATTTTTTAAGTATAGCTAATGCTCTACTATCTATTGGTTTTCCCATTACGTTCCTTTCTTTGTATATTCATTGTTTACGAATGATTTACTTACAACATAAACATATGCAGCTCTACCACTAGAGTTTTTACGTTTATCTTTGCGTTCAATTTTATCTTGCTTAAATAACTCAGTAACTCTAGGTCTAACTGTAAATGGTGATAATGCTAATAAATCAGCTATCTCATCAGCAGTAGCTCCAAAGTTACCTTTATTAGTTATTACATCAAATACTTTTTTACGTATAGTTTCTGCACCTTCTTTAATTAATTCAGCAGCTTCTATTGACGTATCTACGTTTTGACTACCTGGTAAGTATGGGTATGATTTGTCTTCCATTGTTGTGTTCCTTAAGTTGTTGATCAAAGTTATTAAAATCTACAAAATCTGGTGGTGGAGTTTTAGTTTCTACCATATGCCAAAATAATACTTCGGCAGCAAGAAGTTGTTCTTGGAACTCTTTATCTGGTAAAACTTCAACTAAACCATATTTCATATTGCCAAAAAATATAGATAGATACATTTTATCTGCACCATAAATCATAAGATAATGTTGTATCTGAGCTTTATACTTATCTGCTGTCTTGGCTTCGTTACTAAAAGCATTTGTGTGTTTACATTCTAGTAATGCTTTCTTTTCTTTTAAGACACCATCAATGTTGCAGTATAAAAAAGGATATTGTTTTGAGGTAATGAAAACTTGTTTCTTAAGAACTTTAATGCCTGTTTGTTTTTCAAACCAGAAAATATTAAAATCTTCTGTGTGTATTCCCATTTGTACTGGGAGTACATCAGATAAATCATCTGATTCTTTTTCACCTACTTTTTCTTGGTAAAGCTCATACCAATTACCTTGATATATTCTTGTGGCATCACTGCCACCTATACCTTGTTTCCTGTCGAAATCTTTCTTCATATATTTTTGTTACCTTTCCACTGTAGTCTATATAATAGCCTGTTAGTTGTTTTACTCTTTTAATTGTTTTAACTCTTTTTCTGCTTTTTTTTTCCATGACTTTATAAATTTTAAATGTTCAATTAATCTTTCCTTGTCCTTTTGTAATAACATTTCTAAAGGCAAGTCCGAGTTTGGTTGCACCTTTTTTTTTGATTTCTTGCCATTTTTTTTTCTCAAGATCATTATGCTTTCTCCTAAGTTTATCTAGCTGTGTTAAAGTTTCTTTGTCTATTTTATTGTCAAATAATCTTCTAGCAAACTCAATATATTTTTTTTCATCAAACTCTATTGTGTTGTAAAACTTTAGTAAAGACATATACCATGCTTGTTGTCTTACATGGTAAGCAGTATAATCAACTGGAACTTTTGGTTTTTGCTTCTTCATTTTTGAATGATCCTTTTTCTAAAGCTTCAAGAGCTGCTCTTAACTTTTTGTTATCAGCTTTGAACTTATCGAATATAGTTTTTGTTTTGACTAAGTAATGAATAGCATCTAACAATTCTTCAATTGTTTCATCTACCCATTCATTAATTGGTCTTTCGTTATCTGCCATTGTTTTACCAAACTTCTCCATACCTTGTATGTGTCGTTTAACAATGAGATCTACTACTTGATTAACTATAGGATCATCTGTCAAGCCATTTAACTCAACATCTGGATTAACTGTCATTTGTTATCTCTTTTTCTTTTATTACAATTTCGGCATTTAGTGATTCTGCCCAACAACAGAATAACCAACCACTTGGTTTTCTTATACCACATTCCCATTTTGATACAAGACCTTTTGCAACTCCAAGTATCTCATCCATTTCTAATTGTGAAATTCCAAGTTTCTTTCTTAACGCAACAAATTGCGGAATTACTTGATTATGAAATTGTTCACCTAGTGCCTTATTTGCCATAATTACTAGGTATATGTATATTTCGGTAGCTGTCAACTATATATAGTGGGTACTCACTCTCGCTTTCCCCACCTCGCATAATTGACTAGTCGGAGATACTTATGCTTTTATGGGCTTAAACAAATGCCTTTGATGCCATAAATTCTTGTACATCTGGATCTGTGTCAGCAGGTGTTAATTCTATATCTGGATTTTTATAATACTGCATATGCAATGGTATAAAATAAGACATAGGTTTATGTAAATAAATAGATGCTTTTAATAAATTTTCTATTGGAATTTTATTAACAGCTTTTTCATATTTTTGTATTTGTTGATATGTAACATTTAATTCTTTAGATAACTCTTGTAATGTTACACGTCTTGTTGGGTATCTGGTCATCCTAGCTTGTTTAAGCTGCTGACCAATAAATGTATATAACTCAGACATTACCTTTTCTCCTTGATGCTTCTAATGTTCTCCATATTTCGATTTTCATCTCGGCAGTTCTTCTTTTATTTTTTAATTTAAGAAGATCTATATTGAGAGCATTAATTGTTTTGATTGAATTAACATAACTTTCGGAAGCGTAAAAATCTTCAATAGCTTTTGATACAGCTTTATCAGATTGGTTTACATAACTACCTTTGTAATGTTTAACCATATCTCGCTGATACTCTACCTCTGCCATATGTTCAGCAAAGGTAGTATCAGTTTCGGCAAGATAATTTATTTCTTTATCTATATCCATTATTTACTTTCTATTTGTAAAAACTCTTTTGGAGCTGCTACTGGTACACCAGAAGCTTTGAATGTTTGACCTAAATGTTTCCAAACATCCATAATATCTCTACCAGAGTATAATACATTTCTTGCTTGTTCTTCTAACATCTCAAGTTCTTGTTTAACTTTAAACTTAGGAAGTTTAGCTACAGATTTTTCTGTTTCTTGTTTACAAACATTTTTCAAACAAGATTCTATATCTTCATAATTTTTAATGCCAGGCTCATATCTGCCATTATAATTATCTTTCCAATCACGAACACTAGCCCATGATCTTAGTTTTTCTTGTAGCTCATTAGCTGCTTTATGTTTAGCTCGTTCTAATTTGTTTTGATAAACTTCTTTGTTATTAACAAATTTATTAAGTTTATCTTCAGCTTCTTTGAAAGCTTTGATTTGTGCTTTAATACCTAATTTCTCTACAAAACCTTTATAATTTTTTGTAGTTTGTTTTTGAGTTTCAGATTCAATAGCTGATTGCATATTTTGTCTTCTATCTCTAAACTTATCACTAATAAGTCTATCAAGGTATTCAAGCTCGTTCTTTCTTATTGGTTTCATTTTTCTTTCCTTTGGTTTTGGTTTGTTTATTGGTAACAGTTTTTTGATTAGCAAAACTATTAACCCAATTCATATATTCTTTT